TCGCAGCCGTTCCCCCTGAGTAGCTGACTCATGAACCCGGAGTCGTTCTCAAGGTGGGCGTAGTAGATGAACGGGCTCGCGTGGTCGGGCACCAAGAAGACCTTGCTCCCGGCGTCGTGGATGGCCTCCAGCATGACCCGCACCGAGTTTACGGTGTCCGGGTCACCCAGGCCGGTCACGGTCATGGAAAGGTCCACCGTACGGCTTAGCTGCTCGGTCCAGTGCTGCCCGTACGGAGTCCTGTTGTCGACGCGAAACAGGGTCGGGCTCTCCACCCTGCCCGGGGCCAAGCGGGCCGAGCTCAAGGCCGTGTACCGGCCGAGCAGCCATTCCCCGATCTCCACGTACCCGTCCGGGTTGTCGGCGTCGACCACCTCAAGACGCCACGCCAGCCTGGTCTGATTGAGCACCGAGTAGAGATCGTTCCAGTTTGCGACGATGCGCCCCGAGAGGTCGAGCGTGTAGTCCGGAGCGGCCCAGTTGCAGCCCCCGCTCTCGCACCCGGTGTCGCACCCAAGGAGCGTAATGTAGTCTCCCGAGGCCGTCTGGACGAGGTTGTGATTGAAGACCCCCACCAGGGTCACGGCCTGCGGCGTGGAGAACTCCGCGCAGACCCACTCGGGCGTCCCGACGGCACCCACCCCGGTGAACCTGAACGGCTTTGACGGGCGGCCACAGTAGAGGTTCTCCAGGGAGTACAGAGCGTCCTCCGAGGAAGAGTAGAAGTCGACGTTGTCACCGGCCAGAAGGTTCTCCGTAGCGTAGAGTACCATACATCACCTCACTTGATTCCGAGGGCCGCCTGGAGCTCCGGCCTGCTGATGGCGCTTCGCAGGGCCGCGATGATCTCGGGGAGAAGCCTGCCCCGCACGTAGTCCCGGTCGGTTATGATCTGACCGGGTACGTTGACCTCGTTTTTTACGTTGACCACGGACGGTTTCCCGCCGCGGTCCGTACGAAGCCCGGACACCATCTTCTGAAGGTCCGGTTCCGGGATGATGTACTCCGGCCTGGAGGGCGTTCCGTGCACCATCACCAGACCGGTCCCGCGGGCCACGGCCCCATGCTGGGCCCCGCTTATCCCCTGGATGCTCTTGTTGACGGCCGCGAGGTCGTTGTGGAGGACGGTGCGCGTGAGATCCTGAGAGTCCTTGATCCACGTTAGCCAATCGCCGAGGTGGCCGGTTACGAACTCATAGGCCGCCCCGCCGAACCCGGACCCGGCCGAGAAAAACCAGTTCTTGATGTCGGCCAGGAAGTTCCTGGAGTCCTTGATGTCGTTGATCTGCTGCTGCTGCTGGTGCCCGGATGGGCCGCCACCGAAGACCTTCCCCAGCAGCGACCCGAGAAACGTCCCAACCGCGGCCCCGATGCCGGTGGCGAGGGACGTGCCCAGTCCGGAGGCGATGCCGCCCACGTTGGAAGCGATGCCGCCCAGGGTCTGCTTCACTCCGCTGAGAAGGTCAGCTCCACCGGCTATCGCCTTCTTGATGAAGCCCGAGATCCAGGTGGTCAGCATCTCCCCGACCGCATTTGACAATGCGCTCTTCATCGAGCCTAGGATTCCGTTCCATCCCTCCTTCAGGGAGTTTCCCTCGAAGAGGATTCCAGTCACGGCCTCCCCGAACCCGCGGGCCGTGTCGTTCCAAAGACCGGCCAAGTAGTCGTGCGTCTGTTCCGTGGCCGTCCGGGCCCCGCCGGTGAACTGCGACCAATCGATGCTTGGGAGCTGTATCCCCATCAGGGCGGCCTGCAGACGGGCCACCTCGTAGATGTACATCTTAAGCTCGGTCGTGCTGACGCCCAGCCTGTCGGCCCACCACTGGATGACCTCCGCCGAGTACTCTATGGCATGCGCCATGTCCTCGGTAGGTGCGACGGCCTGCTTGATGAGGTCGTTGAAATCACGCGCAGGGGGAAGCACAATGTTCGTCTTCTGACCCAGGTCCTCAAGATCCGAGGCTATCTGCTGCACTCCCTTAGAGTAGGCCTCGTTGGACATCTTCCCGGAGTCGTGCAGCTTGTTCAGCTGGTCCAGGTACCCGTAGAGCTTGACCACCTCGGCAGATTCGTCAGCCAGCGACTTCACCCCGGCGTCCTTCAGGTACTCGCTGAAAGTCTTCTGCTTCTCCGTCGTCGTACTCAGACCGGACGCCAGGTCAGACAGGGAGAGGTTGTAGGCGTCCGTCTGCGTGGTGGCCTTCTCGCTCTCCTTAGTTGTCTTCGCCGTGTGGTCGGCCAGCGCCTTCTGCGCTTCCGTCCCGGCCTCACCGGCCAGGATCGCCTTCCGGAGGGCGTTGGCGTTGTCCCCGTACTTGGCGGTGAGCTCGGCCCACTTCTCCTTGGACACCCCGACCGCGGAGACTATGCCATACAGCTTGTCCTGGTACTCCCCCAGGCGCTTCGCCGCCCGGGCCTCGGCCTGGGCCGCGTACTCCTCGGCTTGTCCTTTCTCGTGGAGTTTTATGATGTAGTACCCTATGGCCGCCGCCGCAGCACCCCAGGCCACGAGCCCGAGGTTGAGGGCCCCAGCCAGCTTACCGATGCCGCCTATGGCCATGCCGATGCCCTTGGTCAGACCGCCGAATATCTGGAGCAGTTTCCCGGCGGCCCCGATCACGGGCCCGGCCGCGGCCGCAACGAGGCCGAACTTGATGATCAAGTCCTTGTTCTTGTCGCTGAGGCCGTCCCACCACTTGAGGCCCTTCTCCACGACGTCCATGACGGTGCGCATTACGGGAATCAGCCTTTGGCCCAGCTCTATGCCCATCATTTGGGCCTGCTGCTTCAGGATCTTGAGCTGGTTCGCCGGTGACTCGATGGTCCGGGCCAGGTCCCCCTGGGCCTTTCCGGTCTGCTCCATGATGACGTTGTAGCGGGCCACCACCTTCTGCTGCTCGGTCATCTCCTGGCCCTGGGCGATGAGGCCGTTCTTGAGCGCCCAGTTCTTGGTCGTGGTCTCATTGACCACGATGCCCAGCCGCTTCAGGGGCTCTATCTCTCCGGATATCCCGGCCTGGAGCTTCTCGAATGCTTCCTCCGGCCGCAGGTTGTAGAAGGAGGACATGTCGTAGGTCAGCTGGGTGAGCCCCTTGGCCATGCCGTAGGCAGCTTTTTCGTTGAGCCCCAGGGAACCCAGCATGACGTTGAAGGTCCCGACGTTCCTCCGCACCTCGTACTCGTTGAGCCCGAACTGCTTGCGCAGCTCCACTGACCATGCCCGGGCCGACGAGGCCATGTTCCCCATGGACACTTCGAACAGGTTCTCGCTCTCCACCGCATTCATGCCGAGCTTGAGCGCCGCCCCTCCAACCGCGGCCAGAGGGACGGTTACCCACATGGTCATATTGCGGCCAACGCCCGCCATCTTCTTTCCGGCGTCTACCATGCTTTGTCCGAACTTCGCTACCTTGGCCCCGGCTGTGTGCAGGGACTTGTCCACGGCCCCGAGGGCGGCATTGAAGCCGCTAGTGTCCAGGACCAACTTTCCGTAGATCGAACCGGCGAAGAACCCTCCGGGTTCCGGCATCAGATCCTCCTCTTAGCCTTTGCGCGTTTCGGCTTCCACCGCCTCTTTACGGGCGGCTTAGGCTTCCTGACCTCGGCGGCCCTTGCCCGGGCCAGCTTCTCGATGTCGTCTATCATCTCCTCATTCTCGACGGCGTAGATCTGATCGTCCAGCGAGGCCAGCTCCCGCCGTATAGCGTCGACGTCCATGCCCGGGAGCAGGGAGGCTCCGTAGGCCTCCCTTCTTCTCGCCAGAATCCGCTTCTTTGCCAGACGGACCCATAGCATCTCGTCCCTTATGTCCAGTCCCAGGACGTCACCCAGGCTGAACATGCCCGGGAAGGCCTCGCTCAGGAGGGCAGCGAGGTTCCCCCGGGCTTCGGCCCGTTTTTTTCCTGGACCTCCGGGCTGACCATGGCCTTGGCCACGAACCTCGTGATCTCGCCCACCTGGGCCAGGTCCAGCTTGGATATGGCGTCGTTTTTCCCGAACAGGAGTTCCAGGCGAAGGTATGCGGCCTCCAGGTCACCCTGGGCTACTCTGGCGTCGAGGTCGGCCATCTGGCGGGCCGTTTCCCGGCCGAATTTCCCGACCACCAAGGTCTGCCCGTCAACTTCGACTTCGATGGGCTCGAAGACGGAGACGGACGTGTCCACCTTAAGCTTAGGCACGGCCCCCTCCTAGTACCCGTACTCGGTAGACCCGGACTCCATGCCGATGGTCCCGAACTCACCCTCCTGGCCGCTCTCCTGGGAGACAAAGATCTTGAACGTGATGGGGAAAACCCGCTGCGTCGACTTGTCGTAGGTGAGCTCCCAGCCGGGAACGGGGAAGCACTTGTAGATGTGCACCCACTCGGCCGGGTCGGTCGAGACTTCGTTGTCGCAGATGGGCTTGATCACCAGCCCCTTGGCCAGGTCGTACATGCCGCATCCGAGCTGGTTCTTCAGCTTGATGTAGTCGTGGTCCCCGGAAGCGATCGGAGCTCCGGAGTTCAGGACGGCGGCCAACTGCTCCAGCGTGGAGCGGGTCATCCGCAGTTCGAGCGTGGCGATGGTGCCGACCATAATGGCGTCGACAGGGGCGTCACCGTAGCGCTCCTCCAGGATGTCCTGGGTGTTGGTTTCGCCCTTGTAGACCGTGGCCCCGAGGAACGGGCCGAGGTTGGCGGCCGCGCTCTCTCCGTAGCCCCAGACCACCTCGCAGGGCCCCATGTCCTTGATGGGAAGTGCAGGCATTCTAAAACCTCCTATGGATTTATCTGGATGGGCTCTCTCAGCACGAGCCCTGCTCCATTCTGAAGATGAAGTTGACCGAGAACTGGTGCAGCCGGTTGTCGTTCTCCCCCAGGTACTGCGGGACTGCCAGGGCTTCCACGGTCATGGCCAGGTAGGACGGCCCGGTCCCCGTCCAGCTCGGCATGTTCCACCCCGACGTCCCGTGTAGCTTCTCGTAGAAAACGTGGACGTCGTCCCTGGCTTCGAAGTAGCTCCTTGCCTGGCAGATCACTTGAATCAAGACGTTGGCCATGTCGGGACAGTAGAAGTTTGTCTCGCCACCGGCCGACTCCTGCACGAGCTGGCACCGCTCCGGGGCCCCCTGGGCCAGGTGCCCTATCTGGAGCGTCGGCGGCTTAAACCCGGTCAGTTTCTCGATGAGCTGACATATCTCTCTGAACATTCATCCCTCCAGCAGCGCCTTGAGGTAGACGCCCACGATGTCCATGTACTTCTTCCCGAACATGCTCATCTTCGACTCCAGGTACTTCCGGCCGGATCCCGGAAGCGTCCAGTTTATTCTGGCGTCCTGCGCCGGTGACAGCTCGTGCCAGCGGGCCGCATAGACGATGTTGAACCCGGCCTTCATGACGATGACGCTTCCCGGGATCAGCGATATCGTCGGCGGCGTGACCTCCCCTCCCCCGCACATCGTTCCGTCGGGGAGCTGGACCCGGGCCGAACCGCGAAGAGAGCCCTCGTCGAAGGGAGCCTTGGGCTGAATGTAGATCGCGTCGTGCAGCCACTCATTCGCTCCCTTAAACATGCCCCGGGCTACCTCCTTCGGAGCGGACTCTTCGATGAGCTTCCGCAGCCCGCCCATGAACTCCCCGAAGTCGAGCGTCATGCCGCTCATGCCAGGTACACCTCGTAGTGCGTCATGGAGAAATCCTTCGGCTTGCGGATGTCCAGGATGGCCCGCCACGTGTCCTCACCGGCCAACCAGATCCTGTCCTCGTGCATGAGCCTTCGGCCCAGGTAGGCCGTGCGTTCTATCTTCCTGGGAAGATAGATCATGCACGTCGACACGACCTCTTCGCCCTTGGCGTCGGTTACCAACCGGGTCCTGTACTCGACATAGCCCCGGACCGTGACCATGGTGCCGGACAGGGGCTCATTCCAGGAGTCGTTGCCGACCCACGCCTCGATGGTGATCTCGTCGACGCAGTACGCGTTGATCATGCTTTTTCACCCCAGAGCTTCCTGTACCTCTCGGCGTTGAGCTTTTTCTGCTTGGCCGAGCGCATCTTCTTAAGTCTTTCCACGTCCGCGGGGCTCCTTAGATCCGGAGGAATGTCCCCGATGTCGTCGATGACGTAACTTCCGTTCCTCTTAAACGGCATGTCAGTGCCCTCCGGTGACCTTGTAGTAGACGTAGTCCAGCTCCTCAAAGGCCTTTTTCTGGGCCTCGTGCACAGAATCCCTCCAGACCTGCCGCTGAAGATCCGCGTATTCGCTGGGGGAAACGAACGCAGCGCCTAGCTGGTGGCGGCTCTCGAAGTACGTCCTCTCCATGCTGGACAGTCCGTCCCACAGGCTGTCTACCGTCTTCCCCCACCGGTCCTGAAGGCCGGTTGGTATGTACTCATTCATCCTTTTAAAGTACAACGGCTCAGCTATCGTTTTGTCGCAGCTTTCTATCTTCTCCCACGCGTTGGCCGCCCACACACCGTTCTTCGGGTAGACCACGTATACTGCGTCCTCCGGCACGGCTATCGCCACCCCGTATTTTGGCTTAGTCGCATAGTAGAAATGGATGTCCGCCGAGGAAAAAGTCCCGCCGCTACCGGCCACCCCCGGGTGAGTGTGGATGTGCATCTTAGCTCCCAGCATCCTCGTCATCTCCGCGTCCGTGTACGTCACCTCTCCGGCCGTGCCCTCCACCCTGAGAACGAGGTTACCGGCATCGTCCAGTACGTAGGAAACCTCCCTGCCGTTGACCTTGCTCCATTCCTTAGCCTCTCTCACGGCCACGGATTCCGCGTCGGTGAACGTGGCCAGGGTGCTCAGCACCCCGCCTAGCCCCGTCCCGGTGGTTCTTACCGCTATCGCTTCCTTGGATGTTGGGAGGATGCTGTGCTTGCAATTCGGATGGGCGGGCGGCCTGACCTCAAGCTTCGGGTACTGCGTGTCCGTTCCGGACAGGCTGTAGATCTTTCCCTCGTACTGGTCACAGACCGCACAGTCCGTAGCATGATCCGACCACTCGACGAGGTCGTTTCCGTACTGCCTGCAGAGCTCCTCCGTGGCCTTTGTCTGGGCGAACCTCATCTCCGTGCGGGCCACCATGCGGGCGTACTTCCTCGGGTTCCAGCGTCGGCCCTTGATCAGAATGAGCCCATCGTCTCCGATCTCGCCCTTAAGGCGCTCGAATATCATGGAGGAGAGCTCCTTCCTGGAGAGCTCCTTAGCCACGGCCTCCGCCCCCATCTCCTCAAACCTCCTCAGAATCGCCTGTCTGTCGAACTCCTGCACCGCCGCCCTCCGCGTGACCAAGGCCCCGGAAAGGGCCGCCTCAAGCACGGAGTTTACGGTGGCCATGATCGACGCGTTGGCCTCGACGAGCACCTTTAGGGCCCCATCCCGCACGGCCAGCGGCGTGGTCATGGGCGGCTTCCGCGGCTTCCTGCCCAGGATC